TAGAAAAAGATGCACCAGAAATAAAAAGAGAGAAATTTGTTGAAAATTTTGAAAAATGGCTTACTTCAAATAACGATGCTAAAAAAGAAGATTTAGGTAACTTTTTTAATTCTATCTTTAGACCTTCAGTTACAGAACCAGACATTATTGAATATTTTAAAACTATAGGATTCTCCGAAGCAGCAAAGAAACTTCAATCTTTGGTTAATCGATATGAGACGAAGTATATTGGTACAACGGTAGAAGAAAATAAAGTTTTTACGCATTATAATGATTTTCCATTATCTCAATATCGTAATCCTAAAAATAAAAACTATATTAATCAAAGCCAACAAGTCCCTAACGGAAATGCCGAAATGCCTGTTTCTGAAGAGGATGCATTGAGGGGACTGGTCGGATTTGTTGAAAAGTATCCAAATGGAACCTTGGTGGGTCAAAATATTATCTCATTTGATAATCCTTTCGTATTAGTTAGATGCGAAGCATATGGAATTAATACAAAAGTATTTCGAAATCTTAACGTTTACGATGCGAGATATTTCTTTTCTGCTGTGATAAAATATCTAGAAGTTTTTAAATATCTTTATAATATCTTCAATTATGGAATTGAAAAATATTTACCTGATAATGAGAAAAATGATTTTGCTGCCTTAAAACAAGAAATCTTCGATCAACAAGGAACACAATTGAAAGAATTTCATGATAAAGCAAGAGATATTTTATCCAATCTTCAAAAAGGTGGACGAGCGAAAGGAAAACTTGAAACATTAATAAAAACTTTTGTTGGCCCTGATATTGAGCAAACACACACAGCCGATGATGACTGTGAGAAATTAGCAGAAGTTTTTATAAAATCAATTCAACCATTTTATGAAATATATAAGAATACAATTGATTTTGTTAATAGCGCAGATAAGAGCAAATTAATACAAGCAGTTAGGTATGCAAGAAGCAAACTTAAACTAACAATAAAAAAGAATCTCGAACAAGAAAAAACTGGTTATAAAAAATCTGATTTTGAAAAAATCAAAGGACCAATGTTGAGAGACAAGGTGATCAAGAAGATGGCCGACGATTGGCTTAATTATATCAATAAAGACTTACAAGATCCTGTTGAAAAAGATATTCTTAAACGTTTTGTAGAAGAAGACGTAACCATAACAAAAACCACGAAGGCAAATATTCAGAAATCTGTAATTAAAAATAAATTATATAATTTAATTGCTAATTTTATACAAGATCAATTTGTAGGTAAAAATATATCTGATGATCAAAAGGTTTCTAATTATCAACAACTCATGTCTCTAGGAGAAGACCAAGTTGGGGCCCTACTGAAACCCGTCAATAATGAATGGAATACTTATTTGCAAAATGCCTTAAGAAACCAAAATAATACGACCCCAGCGCCCCCACCCCCGACGCCGCCAACAGCAGTAACCGAATCTAAAAGATTAATTAATATTAAAATTATTAAAGGATAACACAATGGATAAAGAACAAATCAAAGAACTTGGTGAAAAAATCCAAGACAAAGCCGGAGACGTTGTCGACGGCATCAAAGACCGTTTGGACGGCGAGTGCTGTGATCACGAAGATCATGACTGTTGCATTCACCCCGAGCATATGATTGCCGAGAAAGCAAAAGAAAAAGTAAAAGAACTTGCCGAAGGCAAAGGCTCAATTCTTGATCGTTTGCTTGGAAAGGTAATCTCAAGAAAACTTCTTGTTTTCGCAACCGCAACCGTTCTTCTCGCTCAATACGGTCTTGACCCTGATACTTGGGGCTTGATCGCTATTGTATACATTGGCGGACAATCCGTAATTGATGCTGCTAGAATGTGGAGACACGGATAAAGCAATGCATTGGCTTAAAGTCAAAAAGTATTGGGAATTGGCTGCGTCCTTCTTGAGAAATCACTGGAGGGCAGTAGTCGTTCTTGGTGCAATGGCCATTTGTTATTTCTACGGAAAGAGCGTCCAAAAGAAACTAAAATTAGATCATGCCATGGCGAAAGCCCAATGGCGCAAAGAGAGAGAACAAATTGAAAACTCATATCAGAAAGAGATCGATAAACGGGAAAAGGCTCGCAAAGCCTATGACCTCGCCATTAAAACGGCAGAAGAAAAGAAAGCCAAATCAACGACCGACCTAGAAAAGCAAAAGGTCGAGGACACAAAAAAATTAATTAAGGAATCAAAGAACGATCCCGAGAAACTAGATGAAATTCTAAAAGGTCTCGGAATAGAGGAAGTATGATATTAATGCTATTGGCCTCTCTTGCATTAGGCGAGGCACAATTTACAAATTTGAAAGTCGGAGAACCCGCACCTTTCAACGGAAGATTATTAAACGATGAGGCTCTTGCAACTCTTGTTGTGAACCAAGAGTCAATCGAAGAAGCCTGCCAAATCGAAGTTGACTATGAATTAGACATTGCAAAGGCCAAATGGAACTATGACTTCGAAATCATGAAGATAACTCTCGAAGGCAAACTTGAAAGAGCAGAGGCCCAAGTTGAGGCCCAACAAGAAGAATTAGCCTATCTTCGGGCCCATGATAAACCCAACAGAACATTCTTATGGGTGTCTACGGGCTTTGTTATAGGAACCGCAACATCTGTTGGAATCTTTAATACAGTAAGATGATAGTATCTACACCTTATACAGAATGTTATGTAAAGAAGTCTTTTTTGGCCGGCAATCCAAAATGGGATAAAGACGAAACAATTTTTGGTGTTCTTTACGCTATTCGCTTTATTCGAGGACGAGCACCTTTATTTTTAGTTTATCTTCCGTCAATGGGCGCTTTCTATGATAAAGTCGATCAATGTGCCATATTCAACAAAGCAATAACACCAGATCATCCAATTAAAATGGAAGACGTTGCGTGGTGGGATTGTATCTCCGATTATTGGCAACTTACACAAATACAAGGCATTCGTGGAATAGATGTTGAAATGTTTAATAGAAAAGGTCACAAATGGGAAGGTAATTATCTTTGGACCTGTGATCCGCAAAGACCTCGAGAGCACATAGACTTTGGTCAATCCGAATGCTGGCATGAACACAAGACAAAGACTTTTTTCTTTGATGATGAGACAGGCGTGCTATGCTGTGGGCCGAATAATAAAATGAGATTTTTGGATTCTAGTCTTTGTCCTGAAGAACTTGAGATTCCATATTGGATGAAGGTTTACAAAGACTCTGATAATCCAGAGAGAATCACACACGAAGTAAACGTAAGACTTGGAGACGCAGAAAGGTGGGATTATGAAAAATAAAGATCCAAATTATGCTGTAAAAATAGAACAAGCAATTGCAGCAAAGTACGGCGAAGAAGCAATCCAAAATCCAAAGAAGACTTGGACCGAGGACAAAGAAAAAGAATACTTTGCCCAACTGAAAGAGTTCTATCGAGAACAGAAACAAGAAGAGGATTTCGACAAGAAAGAAGTAAATGGTGTTTTCATACCAAGAAAACTACTTAATAGTGATTCTAATCGCTCCTGTCCTGTCTGTTCTGTATATACAACCAAGGCACAAGACGACCTTTATTTTACAAAGTTTGATTGCTGTTTTAAATGTTATGTTCAATGGGTCGAGGGTCGAGAAGAAAGATGGAAATCTGGCTGGAGACCACGACAATGAAATTAACAACAAAGATGATTAAAGATCTTATTAGAGAAGAGATCGAAGAAGCAAACAAAGAAAGACCAAGTGTTAAAGATATTGCAAAGAAACTTGGTGCTCCCGTGAAAGAGGAACAAGTTACCAACGAAGGCATTGAGCATCTTGCGGATCTCACACCAGAGCAAATTGAGGTGCTTTTGAATGGCTTCAAGAATCTTATTCAAATTGCTGGCTCTGCTACCGGTTTAACGATAGCAATGACTAAAGTGGCCGAAGAAATCGGTAAAATGAAAAAAGGCAAAGAAGAGGGAAAATAAATGGCTACAACATTAGAAATTATTCAAGGCCTCGCTCAAGCAGCCGCCCACGGTTATGACGGGGCTCACGACGAAAGATACTCTCACGACGGACAAGCCCATAAAACTGGTCTTCAAAGAGAAGAAGGCGACCCAATTATAGATCGTCGCTGTATTGATGGTTTTAAGGTTCGCTTTCAAGGCCCAACGATGATTATTACATATCAATCTGAAATTCAACTTAAAGAAGTTTATGCCGGCGGTTTCGAGTCCGAGATTGAAAGAAGAATCAATGAAGTCAAGAAGTTTCTTCAAAAAGAATATAAAGCGATTACCGGTAACTCTGTAACTCTTACAAAAGCAGATGAGCCAAAAGTTCTTGTTCAATCAACCTCGCGTGTTCGTTCTTGGGTTCAAGCAACTCAAGTATTCAAGATTGGTGGTGTTGATGCCGAAGGTGAAAGACAGCCCTCCGAGCCAAGTGTTCGAGACATCACAAAGAAATTCTTGGAACAAGCCTCAACCAAGCGCCCACAAAATGATACACGCAAAAAAGGTGACAACCAAAGGAAATAATGGCATTTGAGTTATCCAAGCAAGAGATTGTAAAAGAAATTGTAAAATCGGGTAAAGACCCGGTTTACTTTATTAATAACTATTGCCGTATTTCCCACCCTCTCCGAGGTCTTATCAAGTTTGATACATTCCCTTATCAGGATGATCTTCTCCGAGATTTCAACGATTTTCGTTTTTCTGTAATTTTAAAAGCCAGACAGTTAGGTATATCAACGATCACTGCCGCCTACATTGTTTGGCTCATTAATTTCCATAGAGACAAGAATGTAATGGTTCTTGCGACCAAATTTAACACAGCAGCCAATCTTGTTAAGAAGGTCAAGAACATTATGAAGAACCTTCCGGATTGGATTCGTATTACAGACATCTCAATCGACAACAGAACGTCCTTTGAACTCTCTAACGGCTCGCAAGTAAAAGCATCGTCTACCTCCGGTGATGCGGGTCGTTCGGAAGCACTCTCGCTCCTCGTTATTGATGAGGCCGCTTTCGTTGATGGATTAGAAGAACTGTGGACCGCTCTTTATCCCACACTGTCTACTGGTGGTCGCTGTATTGCCTTGAGCACACCGAACGGTGTTGGTAATTGGTTTCACAAAACTTATGTTGATGCCGTTGATGGGCAAAACGATTTCAAAGCAATCAACCTTCCGTGGCACGTACACCCAGAAAGAGACCAAGCGTGGTTTAGGAACGAGACCAAGAACATGTCTCGTCGACAGATTGCTCAAGAATTAGAGTGTAATTTCAATTCTTCTGGTGAGAACGTTCTACAGGCAGAAGATATGGAATGGATTCACGCATGTATAAAAGATCCCGTTTATCGCACTGGATT